AGGTAACGGTACTGCACATCAACTTGGATCTTCTGCCTCTGGTAAATTAGGTGTAGGTAGAGCTGCTGCAACATACAATCTTGAAGTTGAAGGATCTATATATGCTACAGGTTCTTCACTTATAATTGGAGATGCTGGAACATCGAAATCGGTTATTCAGAAGCGTGTAGTAAGTTCGGCTTTACATTTTACTGATGATGCTGGTGCTGACCAAGCTATCTTAGATGGTGGTGGTCAATTTGGTATTGGGAAAACTCCAGGTTACAAGTTAGATGTATCTGGAGATGGTTGGTTTGATGGTGATATAACTATTAATACAACTGATCCCGTTAATAAAACTGGTGGTAAAATCACTGCCAGAGAAATTATTCTAACAGATCCACAGACAGGATCTACTGCCACGCTGAATTCTGGAACTGGAAGCGGTGTATCAATGGCAAAAGTCTACTTCCACTCATTTAATTAAAACTCATGGCCGTCAAACAAGTCGGAGTACTGGCAAACTTCACCCCATCTGTTACCCCGTACTCTAATCTAAGAACTACAGCTGCAACCGCAACTCAGGGGTTCAACATATACACATGTCCTGGTGCCACTCTGATGAGTGGTAAATTAATAATTGCTAATAATACTGGTAGTGCAGCTACTGTGGATATAGCAGTAACCGAACAAACTCAAGCATTGCAATTAGATGCTGTAGGTAACCAACCAGGTACACCTGCTAGTTTTAGTGCATTTTCATTTACAGAAAATGGATATACAACTTCAATTGTAATAGAAGGTGGTGGTGTAACAGGAACATTTGCAAGTGGTGAGCTTGTCAGTTGGACGAATAGTGGACTTACTCCTACTGCACAGACTGCCATTGTTGAGAGATGGGATTCTGGTAACAGCAAACTTTGGATAAGGAACATGAGCCATCCAAAAGGACTTGACTTACCAGGTGATACTACTCTAACTGGAGCAGGTGGTGGAACAATATCTGCTGGTCCTTCTTATGCTGGTACTGGTGGAACAGATGGTCACTCAGGTAGGGTTAGATACTTTGACTCACAACTTGGAATAATATATTTCCAGAACTATGAGTACAAGAATAATATCAACTACAAAACCATCTATGACGTGGCTAGTGAAGTTGTTGCTGAAAACAACAACAGTGCTGCAAAGTCTACTGCATTTAATAATGCACCAGTAGCAACTACCGTTAATAGGTATGCAGCTGCAGGTAATACTACACCAGCAACAGAATTCATTGATTCTAATGGTGTTGAACTGTTAATTTCTGCAGTTCGTGATGTTGAAACATCACAGTATATTGCTCGTAATGTATCCATTGATAACCAAAAAACTTTTGAATTGACAGGATTAGTACTTGGTACTTATCAATCACTTTATGTTAAATCAACTGCTGCTGTATCTGCAACTCTAATCGGTTTTGAAGATACTGCTGAGATCCCTTCATAACATAGAGATAGTAAAAGATGGCACTTACAAGACTAAAGAACGTCTTTACATCAAAAACTGGACGTTGCCTATATGTCAACCCCGATGACTTTGATGCATCAGACTCATTTGACAATAGAGGTAACTCACCTAACCGTCCTTTTAAGACTATTCAAAGGGCATTAATAGAATCTGCTAGATTTTCTTATAGGGCGGGTCAGTTTAATGATGCGTATGAATCATTTACTATCGTATTATATCCTGGTGATTATACAATAGATAATAGACCAGGTACAAACACATCAGGTAATGCATATATTCCTGCTGATATTACAGAATTAAGTTCATCCACTAATTTTGATTTACAAGATGCTAGTGGTAATCCTAATCCAAACAATGTATTATACCGATTTAACTCTGTTGAAGGTGGTGTAATAGTACCTAGAGGTACATCACTTGTTGGTATGGATCTTAGAAAGACTAAGATTAGACCGTTATATATTCCCGATCCTGCTGCTGGTGCTATTGATAGATCTGCAATCTTCAGGGTAACTGGTGGTTGCTATTTCTGGCAATTTAGTTTCTTTGATGGACCTTCTACAGGTGTATACAAAGACCCTGCACAGCCATCTGCATCATCTCCACCAACATATTCTCACCATAAACTAACATGTTTTGAGTATGCTGATGGTAATAATGTACAGTCAGGTGTTACTGGTACTGATGGTAATGCTTTAACTGAGAATGATCTTGAGTTATACTATCAGAAGATTGCTAAGGCATTCTCTGATATTCCTGATGCTACAGGTACTCAAAGTGCTGATGAGTTACAAGCAAGAGTAGAAGAAAATAGAATTGTTGGACCTAACTTAGCTGGTCCTGTCACTATTGCTGATACAGCATCTAGTGGTATCATAACTGACTATGTTAATGTTAACGTATTCACAACAACTGCACAAGTAACTACAACTGCTAATCATAATCTATCTGTAGGTACTCCTATTCTTATTAGTGGTGTAACAGGAACTGATGCTGCAAGATTTAATGGATCTTACTTTGTCAGTGAAATTATAACACCAACTAAATTTAGATACATCATTAAAGATCCTGGATCAGGTGCACCATCTGGTAACCCAACAACAGATAGTTGTCAAGTTCAGGTAGAAGTTGATAACGTAGACTCATCATCACCATACATATTCAACTGTTCTCTAAGATCTACTTGGGGTACATGTGGTATGCACGCTGATGGTAGTAAAGCAACTGGATTCAAATCCATGGTTGTTGCTCAGTTTACTGGTGTATCACTACAGAAAGATGATAACGCATTCATCAAGTGGAATGGATCTGCATATGAAGCAGGTGGCCACACTGATGGAGACAGTATATACAAGGCTGAATATAGAAATTTCCATGTAAAATGTTCAAATGATGCTGTTATTCAGGCAGTATCAGTCTTTGCTGTTGGTTTTGCTGATCACTTTGTTGCCTTAAGTGGTGGTGACCAGTCAATTACTAACTCTAACAGTAACTTTGGATCCTGTGCACTAAGAGCAAAAGGATTTAAAGGAGCACCATTTACACAGGATAAAGCTGGTAAGATTACACATGTCATACCACCTCAGAAATTAGCAAGAACATATGGTGCTGTTGGAGCATATACATTTGCTGCAACTATTAATAATAAGACAGTAACTCCTACACCTGGTAATAATAGTCATGGTATAGAAGTTAATGATTACATTAAGTTCATTCAAGATGATGCTCAAGAGGCATATCAAGTATCTTCTATTGCTGGTAATGGTACACTAACTCTGAATAGGGGTTATCGTGGATCAACAGGTAGTGGTATTAATGTATTCAAAGGTGTCATTAATGAGATTCCTGTTGGTTATGTTGCATTCGATGTACAAAAGGTACAAAAAAATGCTGCAAGAAATAATGCTGCATGGGGTACTGGTCAAACTATCGCTGCTGCTGCAACATGTACTAACGGTGGAATTGCATATTATACTGTAGCTGGTGGTGTTACTGCAGGAGCAGGAGGAGGACCAACTCATACAAGTGGTAATGCAACTGATGGTACTGTTGTATGGGCTTATATTGGTTCTGTTGACACAAGATTATATCTCTATGGATATACATCTCAGGCAACTAAACCACCATATAAACTACAAGGTTTCAACATTGGTGCTAGAAAGCAAGATAAGTTATTAGTATCTCTAATTGATTCAAATAATAACTCTGCACCAACTACATTCTCTGCATTGATATCACCTGATGGTAGTGCATCACCTGCTGACAGTGTATACACAGCTGTTACTGCAAATTCATATGTTGCAGGAGATCCAAATCATCCAATACAATGGGATAGTGTACTAAGTTCCTGGTATGTAAGAGTAACTGCTACTACATCTGGTAGTTCAACAGTAGTAGCATCTACTGGATATAAGGGTATTCATTATCACTTAGCTGATGATAGTTTCTATAGTAACTCTCTATTTACTGGCGCAGGTTTCATGCGTCGTATTCCAGATAATAGATCTTCTAGGGATAGAACATACAGAGTACGTTATGAAGTAGATAGTTCTGTTGATCTACAGAGAGATCCTATCAATGGTTATATTATACAACCTAGAAACGTACCTACTGGTCAGTCATACGGTGATGTTTATTACATCTATGACATTGAGACTGAGAAAGAACTTAAGAAGTCAATACAAAATGGTATTTTCTACTGTACATTACTAAAAGGTAGTGTATCACCAACCAATGCTAGTGTTGATGCATTCGCATTCTCTCAGAATATTAATGATCTATATCCAACACTGGATAAAGATAACCCAACAGAGGATCCAGGTGAAGGAACATCTTCTGCAAGTAATACTACTATTGGTTTAGTTACAACTACTGATTCTGGTACAGGACTTGAAGATAAGACATTATCTATTACTAAGGAATCTGTTGGTGATTTCATTATTGAATCACGTAACAACTACGTCAACGCATCCACTAATGATAGTGCTCAGGCAAACTTCATTACTCTTGAAGCAAGAGATGGTGAAGCAGCAGAGTTAGATCAAGCAGTCAGAATGATACCTGTTAATGCAACAGGTGGTACTGACACAGAATTAAGACGACCATCTATTCTAAGATCTGGTAACCATACATTTGAATATGTTGGTTATGGTCCAGGTAACTACTCAACTGGTCTACCTTCAGTACAGAATAGAGTTCTAACTGAAGCAGAAGTTCTAATTTCACAGTCACAGAAAGAGAATGGTGGTATTGCCTTCTACTCTGGACTTAACAGTAATGGTGACCTATTCATAGGTAACACTAAGATTAGTTCTGTTACTGGTGAGGAAGCAAACCTTGATACTCCTACACTATCAATTGTTGGTGAAACTGCTAACTTACGTCCTACTTACGATGAGATCATCGTTAGGGATAAGATTACTGTTGAATCTAACAGTCTTGAGAGTGAATTTAGAGGTAAGTTAAGGGTAGTTAAAGAAGCAACTATTGAATCAGAACTGACTGTTAAGGATATTACCATTGGTATTTCCTCTGAAGCACAGAAAAACATTGACGTTTTTGCAGCAGATCCAACAGCATCTGATCAGGGAAACATAGGTGATTGGAAACTACGTGAGAACCCAACAAGAGGAAAGCATCAAGGTAGTTACTACACAGGTAGTGATTGGGTTAAGTTTGGTCTAAGTGACACTGGTAACCTTCATATAACTGGTGGTACTGGTGCTACTGATAGTACTGGTGATTTAGAATTTAATAATAACCTAGGTATTAAGATTAACAACCTAGGAACATTACAAGTTGGATCGGGTGGCACTACTTTAGGTGGCACACTAGGTGTTACTGATGTTGCTACATTCTCCAATGACATAGCTGTTAATGGTGGTGACATTACTACTACACAGTCAACGTTCAACCTTTTAAATAATACCGCAACTACATTAAATATCGGTGGTGCTGGTACCAGTATTACAATTGGTGCTACAACTGGTACAACAACTATAAGAAATGATTTATCTCTTACAGGTGGTCTGACAATCGGTAATGATCTTACAGTTGGTTTATCCAATGTAGTTTCTGATGCATCTGGAACTGCAACATTAAAAAATATTGATGCGTTAGATGCTACTACTGAAGCTACCATAGAAGCTGCAATAGATACGCTTGGATCATTGACATCTGCATCATCTCTTGCTACTATTGGTACTATTACCAGTGGTACTTGGAACTCAACTGCTATCAGTAGACAGTATGGTGGTACTGGTATAGATACATCAACACTAACGAATGGTCAATTATTGATCGGTTCTGCAAGTGGATTTGCTAAGGCAACTATCACTCAGAGTACAGGTATTGGTGTTTCTAATGGTGCAAACTCCATCACTATTAGTAATACTGGTGTTACATCATTTGCTAATCCTGCAGGTTTCCATGATGGATCTGTGAACTCAACAACTGGTGGAGTTACATTCACTGTTGGTGCTGGATCTAATGCATATGGCAGGAGATGGATAAGTAGTAGTGCACCTTCTGGTGGAAACGATGGAGACATTTGGTATAGAACATAATGAGTAATTTACCATACAGTACATATCATGCTCAGTTGCTTGAGGGTCACCATTGGGTAAAAGATAGTGGCACTTGGAAAGGAGTTAATAGGATTTATACTAAGTCTGGTGGTAGCTGGGTTAGAGTAAATCAGCACTATGTTAAGAGTGGTGGATCATGGGTGGAAGTCCATGAAGGTAATAAGTGGAGAGCACATTTTAATCTTAACAATAATAATGATGGCGGTGGTCAAACAAACTTTGCTGCTAATTGGGTAGACTATCCTAGTAATGATGCTCTTCAAACAGCAACTGGAAATACTCAGTCGGGAGATAGTTGGACTTTTAACTTATCCAGTGCTTTGGTACAGAGAGGATGGAACTCATCAACTGCAGTTAAAGCTGTTGTTGAACTTAATTCATGGCAGAGACATGTAAGAATTGAATCATTACCTGCAGGTTCCAGAGTGGTACTGTGGGTAAAGGGTGGAAGACGTATATTAGGTAAAGGTGGTAATGGTGCCAATGGTACAACAGGATCCAATACTAATGGTGGCCAAAATGGACAAACTGCATTGTATTGTAGAACACAGACCTTTATGATCAATGATGGTCAGATCGGTGGTGGAGGAGGCGGTGGCGGCGGTGGCCGTGGCGGTCAATGTACCTACCAAAATACAGGACAGTATGGTTGTATGAAGGGAAGTCAATGCCAGGCGACATATCAAAATTTCTCAACCTCTCAAGGAGGAGGTGGAGGTGGAGGTATTGGTTATCCAGGCGGAAGTGGAGGAAGTGGAGGCAACAATGGCCAAAGCGGACAGGTAAACGGAGCAGGAAATGGTGGTAATGATTCTGGATGTGGATCAGTTTCTGGTGGAAACGGTGGAAACTGGGGATCAAATGCCCAAGGAGGATCTGGAAGAGGAACTCCTGGTTCAGCAGGAAATGCCATTGACGGAAACTCCTATATACAAAGAATAGTATCAGGTGCAATCAACGGACCCCAGGTAAACTAATGACTACAACAAATGTCGAGAATATCGATGTACAATTCAGATTGGATGCTGAAGTAGCACCAACCTTTAAAGCAACTAACTTTAATCCAGCCGACGGTACTTTTGAGGTGTATTACAATGATGGTACACTTAACAACGATGAATGGTATGGACCTCTTTCTATGGATCTAGATTCATTAGAACCTGAAGATAGGGAACCATTAAGATTTCAGATTGCAGAAGCAGTGTATCAAGCAGTTACTGTTGATAGATTACATGAAGTTGATATGTCTGGTACTACTAATGCTCTCAATGGCATACTAGATGTAGAGCAAGTAGTTCCAATGGAAGACTTGATGCGTCATAGAGAAGCAAAAGCAAGAGCAGATTCAACTAACGTTGACCCTGTTGTTGGTGCTATAAACACAACTCAAGTTGTTAATGTTTATAATGAAGATGACTTCGACCTTCAGTTTGAAGCACTTACACAAGCACTAGCAGAAGAAGATGAAGCCACTGCGGAGTAAGCAATGTATCAATTTGCAGAAACACAGGACTCAAGGATAGCACAATACTCCTTTGGTAGGAGCATTACTTCACATGGGTTGACCGTCTTCAGTACTACTGGAGCACGTAAAGGTAAGAAGATCTTCGGTAATGATCCAGATCCTTTTAAGGAGATACCTCTGTTAACACAGAATGATGTCCTTGAGAATCACATCAAGAATAATAAGAAGGGCATAGTTGTCAAGAACGAGAAGTTAATAAGGGAATTTGGTAAGACACTACAGGTACATCATAGAACTGTTATGTTCGGAAGTACATGGAAGAGTGACAGTTTGCGTCCTGCACACAAATCTTTTGTGTATCACGAGGGTGCATACACACACTTTAGATTTCCAGGTCTTGCAAGATTAATATCACAAGAGGAGGATGGTGTTGCTTCATGTCAGGGATATGAGGATCTACACGCTACTAACAGAAGAGTATATTTCTATGAAAAGAGTGGGGCCTTTACACCAGCGGAAGAAGGTAGTATAATAATACCGATGCATGATTGCTGGTATAACCAACAAAAATTAGCTCAACATTTTCCATTTCCTATATCAGACACAACAACTGTTCAGATCACAGTAGACAAACCCACGTTAGTGGTAGAGTTTACAAGAGAAGAACCAGACGTTGCGGAATTTGGTAGGTCATGGTTACAACAAATCGAAGACGGTCTTATTGAAATAGTAGATAGATGATGCCAGCGATAACAGTGAGGGATACTTTCGAGAACCTCACCGTACTATATCATAAAGGATGCCAACAAGCTTTTAAGTTCTTCGGAGATGATCCTGAAGAGCACAAAGTATATGTTAAAGAACATCATGTTGATATGATCAAGCAGATGTTTGATACTTCAGAGTATCCTTGGGAATTCCTTACAAGATTTTACTTACATAGTAGATGCTTACTGTTCACTGATGGTGTATGGATGAGCGAAACTGCTACATATCCGCAGTATCTACGTTATAGACCAGGATCTCATACATCAATGAGAGTGTCTGGTATCACTAGGTTTACGGCACTGACAAATAATTGCGGTGCCATTTGTGTTGGATGGGATCCAGATGCAGATCATATACCAAATCTACGCAGAGAGGTACATAAGATAGATAAAGAGACGCATTTTATGCCCATGTCTCCTGATTCTATATTGGTTACTACGGAGGATGCTACGTTTGGTAATGTTGAATTGCCTATGGGATCTCCAAGACGTGTGCTAAATGATTTTGATGTGCTACGATTTGAGCAACCAGGCTATCTCATTGAGTTTACTAATGAACCTATGGTGCTAGAGGATGAACTAATTAACTATGCTCATCAATGGATAAGCGGTAGAATAGAGGTATTTGATCGTGCTTGAGCTTCGTGATGGTAATACTCCTTGTTGGCAGGAGAATGTAGGTCATCCATGGACTGAATATAAACATCTTCAACGAGAACAGTTTGAGGAACTGGTGGATATGATGATGGAATCATATCCAGACCACGAAATAACACATTGGTTGATGCGTGGGTTCTGTATTAATGAGTGTGATAGTACTTTAAGTGTTGGATCATTGCAGGGTAAAATAACATTAAATCACCACCTCTCTATGTTTGATGAGGAGGATGCAGCATGTTTCGAGGAATTCTGGGAAGAGAGTGATGATAGTATAGATTGGGATGAGGATTGGGAGGAAGATGAGTGTGACAGTTAAATAACTGGTTAGCAGTGCTTGACATACACACCATTATAGCTCATAATAAGTACATACACCCAAGAGGTTCTTCATGACATCCGCAGTTCCAACAATCCTAACGTTTCCAGACGAGAGACTTACTCAAGAACAGAGAGTGGAGAAGTGGGCAGCGCAACTATGCAGAGCATTAGATGAAAATTATGTGGAGTATCACAAGAGATCTGAATTTTCTACCAGAATAGACAATCCACTTCAGTTCAAACTCCGCAGTGGACGCAAGTATTGGAAAGTTGTACAGACTGAGTACGATACATTTCAAGATCGTAATGAGTATCGTGATTCATGTGTTCATGCTTTCATAGATAAAAAGACAGGTGAAGTGTACAAACCTGCAGGTTGGGCAAAACCAGCACAGCATGTACGCTATGACTTGCGGATCATTCGTGAAAGAGAAGATTGCCTTGCTAAAGCAGATTGGGCAGGTGGTTACCTTTACATGAGATAGACCCCTTCAGGGGTCTTCTAGACCCCTTTTAGACTACAGATACAACTATGCCAGTATACAGAGACTACGAGATTAGAATTAATCTCAATGAATTAATAGAGAAGAGGATACCCACCTGTGATCTATTACATAAAGACCATTGCTTGACTGAAGCACAGGTTGCAGAGATAGCGCATGACATCAACATGGACTTAGATCTACATCCAATATTTCATCAGGTTGATGAGCATATTATGCGGTATGTTACTGCTGCTGGTATTGATAACACGGATCATTGGGTAGAACCACATCTAAAGGATCTTGATGAGTAATATAAATGTGCAACAAGTTAATAACAATGTGACGTTTGTGTTCCCAGTGGGATTATATGCGTCACCGAACCTATTGGATGAACATGAGAATGATAATATATGTAAGAAGGTAGATGAATTACATCGCATATTCAAGCAGGGTAACACTGACAGTTGGTTGAGTGGTGCATCTTCACCAGATAATTGCTTTCATGTTGTTGATCTTGCGGAGTATTTGGAGTTCACTACGTTAGTTAATAAAGCAACTGAGTGTGTCCAAGACTTTGCGAAGCACTATGGATCGGAGGAAGAGTACGAATGCACAGAATCATGGTATAATGTATATAAGAGTGGTAACTACCAAGAGTTTCACATGCACCCATACAATGTATTCTCCGCAATATATTATGCTAAAGTACCTAAAGGTGCTGCAGCTACGTACTTTAAACGTCCTGACATGGGTAGTATGTTGCCACCTAAGAATAAGGTGCGGAATACTCCATTAAATCAAGATGTATTGGTTGCACCACCGCAGGAAAGAACTCTGATTATATTCAGATCTAATCTGCAACACTCTGTTCCCCCTTCTACATTTGATGGTGAACGGATTACTATTGCCCTCAACTTTGCATAACTATGTGGTACATTATTTTCTGGACATCCCTAACAATGGCAATCCTTATATTGTCAGGAGTATTTAAAAAATGAGGAATGAAGTACTCTTTGGTGACTGTAGAGAAACTCTACGCAACCTGTACGCACAGATAACAACAGGTATTCAAGAGAAACCGCAGATGTGTGTTACATCTCCACCTTACTATGGTCTTAGAGACTATGGTGGTGAGAAGAATCAAATAGGTCAGGAGCAAACACCTGAAGAGTATATTCAAAACTTAGTGGAAGTGTTCAGTAGTGTGCGTGATGTATTATCTGATGATGGTACATTGTGGTTAAACATTGGTGATAGTTATTATAACTACAGACCAGGTAAAGGTCAGGCATTAGTACAACAGACAGTAAGCAACAGTAAGCAAGACTTACCTGATGAATGTCCTAGACGTGGTAACAAATTAGATGGACTTAAGGAGAAGGATCTAATTGGTATACCATGGATGTTAGCATTTGCACTACGTGCGGATGGATGG